GGATATCGCCCAGGTTTTGGAGGCGGTCAAGGCGGAATCGAAGAGTGTCGAATCCCTTGAGACGGTCGGCTCGCTGAGCGGGGTCAAATCCCTGCCGGGACAGAAAGGTGACAAGCTGGTGAGCGTCCCTGTCAATCTGCTCACCAAACCGGCCGATGACGCGGCGGCAAGGGCGATCGAGGCCGCTGAAAGGGTGGAGGAACTGGCCCCGAAAATGGAAGCGGCCACGCAGGAGACAAAGAAGGCCATCCAGACGGCGGGTGAATCGGCGGCAAAGGCGGAGGCGGCCGCGAAGAAGGCCGAGGACGCGATAGCCCAAGGTTACAAACATAAGGAGATGACCGAGGAAGAGTTTGAAAGTCTTCAGGAAAAGGACAGCAAGACCATTTACCTGATTTACGAGGAGGAATAGGCATGATAAGTGTTGGAAACAAGGAGGTGACGGCCATCCGCGCAGGCGAACGGGTGGTGGCGGCGGTCTATATAGGAGCCAAGTTGGTTTGGCAGGCGATAAGGAGTTGTTTCGGCGCGGGCTTTTGGCAGAGTGACAAACCCTGGAGCCGGACGGACGGATGGAAACGGATGAAATAACTTTTAAAGAATAACGATATGGCAAAGAAAGTATATGACGAGGACGGTCTGGACATGCAGAAGACCAATTGGTCCGGTGACGAGTCCACGGGTAATCTTCCTGTGAGCGGCCGGTTGGTGGAGAACTATATCAAAAGTATTGATGACAAGGCCACCCCTACGGAGGAGCTGGCCGCCGGTGAGACGAAAGCCCCAACGAGCGGCGCGGTGTTCGCCTCGCTGGTGGGCACCGTGACGAATATCGACGTGACGGACAGCGAGGACGGCACGCAGTACGTGATGACAGTCACGCAGAAGGATAGTGAAGGCGGGGAAAGCGACAGGGAGGTACGCTTTTCCAAGTACACGGACGATGACAAGGTGGTGGTGAATATAGACCTGGCCGATGCCTCGGGTTCCTCCTTGCCCGCTTCCCAGTATTTGTCGTTGGGTACCGGTTTCGTGGTGAGATATGCCGTGGGCGTCGGTACGGCGGGAGGAAGCGAGGTCAGCGGATATTCGGATTTGAGCGCCCGTCTCATCGTGAAACGTGGCGCAACCGTCCTTCCGGATTTTCAGGATGCGGAGTTCATAGGCGTGAGGGCCGGGCAATCCTATACGTTCGATGTTTCCGGCTATTTGACAGACGCGACCACTTACACGATACAGGTGGAGGCGCGTGCGGTTTATGAAGGCAAGGAATTGACCAAGACCGCCACGGCCCGTGTGACGATGGTGGCCATGACGATGGAGACCACCTACAACGTGGGTAACGGCGTGGCAGATGGCGGCTACAGGAACGACGTGAATATCCCCTTTACGATCAAGGGGACAACAGGCGAGAAGAACATCCACTGGCGTTTGAACGGCGGAGTGCCGTCCACGTTGCAACTGTCTTCCGGTTCGGGCCTTCAATCGAAGAACATCTCCGTCCCGCTTTCTTCCATGCAGGAGGGACTGAACGTAATCGAGGCCTACGCCATACATGAGAACTCCGGTGTCATGAGCCGTGTGCATTATATCTCCTTGCTGAAGGCGGGCGGTGTGTCGAACTACGTTGGAATGATGTTCAATCATGTCTCAAACGGTTTTCAAACGGACTGGAAGGAGCCCGTCTTGAGGGCGGAACAGTTCACGGCCTGGAATTTCACATATACCGCCTACGACCGTCTAAGCAACATTGCGGCTGTCAAGGTGGCGAGCGCGGGTACGCAGTTGAAGGAAGACCGTTTGCTTCGTGGCGAATCGGGCAGCTATGGTAAGACGAACGTAAACACCGAACCGCAGGATTATACGTTGACCTGTGGCACGGCGGAAGTTACGCTTGACGTGGTAACGACCTCGCACCCGGACATCGAGGCCACATTGTCACCGGACGCGGTCTGCACGTTTGACGCTTTCGGCCGTAGCAACACCGAGAACAACGCCGCCTCCTGGATAAGCGGTGACAAGTACATGGCGTTTAAGGACATGCTTTGGAGCGTGAACCAGAACGGTGCCGGTTCAGGCTGGTACAAGGACCGCCTGTTACTTAGCAACGGTGCCGGCATGACGCTTACGGCCGATGGCGGATACCGCCCGTTTAACGAGGCGGAGAAACCGGTCGGCCACAGCATCCGGGATGTGGGTATGACGTTGGAAATCGAATATAGTACGGACAACGTGACGGATACGAAAGCCGAACTGATCACCTGTCTTGGTAAATTGTCGAACGGCAACCGGTATGGCTTGGTGGTAACCCCTGAGGAGGCCAAGTTCCTGACGGGCGTGGTGACCGAGGCTGTGGACGCCGGGGAGCTGATCCGCTATGAGGACTCGGTAGGAACGAAGTTCGAGCCGGGCAAGAATATCAGGATCACTTATGTGTTCTATCCGGTCACGGAGACGAACGAGCAACGGACGCTCATCGGTTTTTATGTCAACGGTGAGGAATCGGCAGCCTCCAAATGGCTGGACAAGGTGAATTTCGACATCCAGAGCGAGCTGGAGTTCAACTCCACCGGTGCCGATTTGTCGGTAAAGAGCATCCGCATCTATAACAAGGCGTTGACGGATGACGAGGTTCTGAATAACTATATAGTGGACCGGAACCACCTTGAAGATGTCGAGGAGGAGAAAGGCGTGCGCACGCTTGACGAGGAAAACCGTGTGCTGGGCGAGGGGGATACGGTAAGCATGGACAAGCTGGCGGGGATGATCGCAAAACGCAAGAACTCTATCCTGGTGCTGATCGGTTCGGGTTCGGTAGGCAGCGAGGTCCCGAGTGAGAGCGACACGTTGAACGTGATGGACGCGTTGGCGCAGCTGAACGACAAGAAGGCAAACAAGCTGTGCCGGGAGGTGCGTTTCTACAATGGTGAGAACCGTGAGCTGGACTGGATAGCCCATGACATATTCCTGCGCATACAAGGAACGTCATCGGTGAACTACGCGAGAAAGAACCTGCGTTTCTACTTCCAGAAGACGGCGAGCGGATACACCGCCCGTATGAGTTACGGGGAGATTGACGGCAACGGGCAGCAGGGCAGCCCGACGGCAACGGAAGGGAAGAAGAACCTGTTCAGGCTGCGTGAGGGTTCCATCGGCGCGAAGCTGGCCTGTGCGAAGTGCGACTTCTCGGACTCTTCCATGACGACCAATACCGGTGGCGCGAAATTCATCCATGACGGATTGAAAGAAATGGGATTGCTGACTCCCGCCCAACGGTATGCCGGGGACCATAGCCTGAAAGAGGATATCCGATCGGCCATTGACGGAATGCCGTGCGACCTCTTTGTCGCCAGATCGGAAGACGAGGACCTCATATATTACGGTCAATACAATATGAACAACGAGAAAAGCGACAGTTACCCGATCTTCGGCCAGGACGATACCATCGGTTCTGAGACCTGGGGCGAGGGCGATACCTTGGATTATCTCGAGGCCGGCGAGGATGGGGAGAAGGAGTACCTGCCGATCTGTATCGAGACGCTGAACAACTCGAACGACCTTTGCCTGTTCCACTGGCTGCCGTCCGGCGAGGCGGGCCATGTCGACTTTATGGATGCCAACTTCGATGGCGGCTTTGAGTTCAACCACCCGAAGGATACCTTCTGGTCCGGCGGTGGCGGTGACGAGGCCGAAGAACCCAACCTGAAAGAGCACCTCGGAACGGGTGACACATACGACAAGATGTACAAGGCGGTAGACCGTATGATGTCGTTCGTCTACCGTTGTGCCAAGGAGACCGAGGCCTGCAAGCGGATGGCGTACGACACGGCCACCCATACCTTTACCGGTGTGGATTACACGGATGACGGCGACAAGTTCCCGTCGGCCCAATGGCAGAGCCCGACTTTCCAAAGGGATGCCATGAAGTATTTCAATATCCCTTACCTGATCGCCTACTACCAGTATATCGACTTTAACCTGGGCGTGGACCAGTTGGCGAAGAACATGCTTTTGAGGACGTGGGACGGCGTGATCTGGTACACGACCTATTATGACGGGGACAGCCAGCTGGGATCGGATAACAAGACATTCCTCACCGGTGAATATGACGACAACCGCCAGACCAAACGTAACGGCGCGTATGTGATGCAGGGCCATAACAGTTGGCTCTGGAACCTGGTACTGGCGAACTTCCGTGATTTGATGGAGGAGATCATGGTAAGCGGTTATAACGGCGGTTCCTCTTTCATGTCGGCCTTCAGCGTACAGAAAGCCTCCGACCATTTCGATAAGGAGCAGATGGAGAAGTGGTGTTCACGGCTTTATAACAAGAGCGGTATCTTCAAATATATTTATCCGTTCCTTAACCCGATGAAGGTGGGTGCCGACGGCGCTGAACAGACCTATCCGCAAATCTACGGTCTGAAAGGTTCATTGAAGGCTCACCGCGGTTACTTCATCAAGAGACGCTATGACCTCAAACAGGTGGAATACGGCTATGTATCCACGTTGGGGGCGCAGTTCTACCAGTCCACCGCCTCCTTGGATGCCGGGTATATCTTGAAGCCGATGCAGTTCGCCCTGACCATCCCGTACCGTGTACAGATCAGTACCTCGAACGGTGTCCAGGCGGACAGCGGATTGGTAGAGGCCGACGCCCCTCATACTTTGCAGCTAAAGGGAGCGTTCGGCGAGAACGACCCGTTGAAGATAATCGGCGCGGCCCGTATCAAGGAACTGGTCTGGCACGAGGACGCCTTCGCCGTGGGCTTCAACTTCGGACTGCTTACGTCGCTTGTGAAACTGGATATGAGCGTGGAAACGGCCAGCGGCTATCGCAGCGGTTCGTTTATGACCTCCACCTCCAACATGACCCTGTTGGAGGAACTGAACATGAAGAATAACCTCCTGGCCCGTAACGGTGACAATGGTAATGCGGCCACGCTTGATTTGAGCTGGCAGGCACGTTTGAAGAAACTGAACCTGCAAGGCACAGGCGTTACCCGTTTGAAGCTGGCCACGGGTGCCCCGCTTGTAGAGTTGGAGCTTCCCGGCACGTTGGAGGAATTGTTTTTGGAGCACCTGCCTAAATTGCAGGAAAGCGGTTTTAACATGGAAAGCATGGCGAACGTTACCGGCTACCGTTTTGCGAACTGCCCCGGTATCGACGGCTTTGCCTTGTTGGAACGGCTCCACGCTGCCAAGGAGTCCGGAGCCGGTAAGTTGGAACGTTTCGCCATCGAGATAGACCTGGAGGATAACGGCGCGTTACTCGAGAAGTATTACGACTACGGCACTTATACGTCAAGCGGGGCGATAGACAACCGTCATTCCGGCTTGCGCGGAACTCTTCGCCTGACAAAGTACATGGAGGACGAAGAGGCGGACAGATACAGGGAGAGATACCCGGAACTGGAGATCGTACAACCGGCCTACAGTATCATCGAGTCGGACGAGAGCGTATCGGATGACGCCAATATCTCCAACCCGGACAACGAGACCGGTTATAAGTATGGCAATACTTACGTCATGAATGCCCACGTGGCGGCGATCCTCAAGAAGCGCCACCGTGTGCTTGCCAAGGTGACGAAGAAACCCACGAGCCGTAAAGTGGAGATGGCGGGCCAGACGGTTGACGTGAACAATCCGGACGGTGAAATGACCTATTGTCCGTTGGATGATACCAGCAGTAATAAATACTACGACGGAAGCGCAGCCAAACTTGACAGCAGCGAGGGCGACTGGATGATGTACGAGCCGTTCTTCTGGTCGAAAGGTATTAATGACTACCTGAACGAGAAATATTACAGCTGTTACAGTTCTAACGGTCCCGACGATATGCCTCCCGTTCCGGATGTGACGGTGCTGACGTTGGATGACATCAAAGGCACGCAGGGCGGTTTCCTTACAGAGCGCAAACTTTTGAGCGGCAAACCCACGCTGAAAGACTCCTATAGCACGGACAATACTTATTCGGTCTGCAAGGTGGATGTGCGAGGTTACAAGCGTGTACGTTTCCCGAGCGTACCGGGCACGGGTCTGGTCGGTAGTATATTTGCTGACAGCTCCGGAAACGTAGTCAAAACCATCGTGGTTCCAACGATCGGCTTGAAGTTCGAGGCCGGCATGTACTTGATATCGGATGTTCCGGAGGACGCCACGGCCTTGCACTTCTCGATCTTGAACACGGCCGAGTTCGACAAGGTCGTACTTTCCAACTCCGACAAGATCGAGGATATGGAGCCCGATTGGGTGGCCAACGAGGAACATCTTTGTGCGGTAGTAGGCAGTAGCGTGGTAGGTAGCAAATTGCGTTCATGCATAACGGGTAATTCCACGACGGCCAGCATGAACTGGATCGACTTTCATTATTACTCGGTTCAGCGCGGTATGCAACAGATAGATGCGTTGATGCACTCCCGTATAGCGAACTTGTTTTACGCAAGATATGGCCGTCGTGACAGCCAGGAACAGTGCGGAGGCGGTCAGCATACGAACAATCGTATCACGGGCGGTACAGCCGGTTATGGTATGCAGGATACGATCGGTTATGACGAAGCGTATAAAATAAACGACAAGATCACGAATTCCATCGTGGACGGTTCTATCCACCAGTACGCTTGGTATCGTGGCCAGGACGAGTATGGTTCTCCGACCGTGACTCAGGTAAACAATATCAGTTGTCTGGGCTATGAGGACATCTACGGCCATAAGTACGAGATGATGGACGGTGTTGATTTACCCAACGATAGTGGCAACCAAGGTAAATGGCGTATTTGGATGCCGGACGGCACGGTGCGTTGGGTGAAGGGTAAAACGATCAGTGACCAGTGGATAACAGGTGTTGCCCATGGTAAATACATGGATATCGTACCGGTAGGAACAGCTAACGGCTCGTCCAGTACATATTATTGCGATAAATATTGGATAAGTACCGCAGCCTTCCGTGTGGTCTATCGCGGGTACGCCTATGCGCATGCGAGTGGCGGCGTGTCGAATGCGAATGCGGCTTTCGAT